AAAGATTACATAATAATGTTAATTTTAAAGGTAAATACATTTATGTTGTTCAATATTTATTATCAAGCGATGGTAAATATATAAAACAAGATAATTTATTTTCTAGTCGTTATTTACTTGAAGAATAAAAATTGAAATTCTTTTATATTATTTTATGAATGCAATAAACAACCTAAATTATGACAGAAAATAAAGAACAAGAATATAGTAAAATACAATTATTTGATATACTACCTGGAAATAATATCGAAGATATTTGTCTTATGAATAATACTTATAAAAAAGATGAAGATAAAACTAAAGAATTGTTAGAATGGGCTGATCAAGAAAAGTATTGGACTTGTAAAAAATGTGATAAAAATATTATGGAAAGTGTGTATCACCAAGGCAAGTATCATAAAGGCGAATATCATAAAAAATATTGTAATTCAAAAAAAGAAAAACATAAACAGAAATTGATACCAGACCATACTACAAAACATGTAAAGGATAAATGTTGTTTTCAGTGTGGAAAAAAAGACCATTATATTGTAGATTGTAAATATACAATATAAATTTAAAAATATTATTTGAAAACAAAATTAATTATATTGGATCTATGACGACATAAATAATTCTGTTAAATGAGACATAATCTTAGGAATTTTTAAATTTTTAATTAATTCATTCTTTGTTTTTTTTTCTAATGTAACACAATTATGCAACAAATCAATAATATACTTTTTAATAGTTTTAAATATTTCACGTGTCTTATCATCAGTAATTTCTTCTCCTTTAAAGAACCATAATTCTTTTGTCTGTATTTCTGTTTTACCAAGAATAATAGTTTCAACTGTTATATTTTTACAAACAAACGCGTCTTTAAATTTTAAATATATAATATATGACAAATTCTTATCATTTATATTACATTTTTTAAGACCTCTTATAATAGTTGTTTCATTTCCATTCAAATCATGCTGAGTTTCACAAATTATGTTTTCATTTTTTAGAATAGTTGTTTTATTTTCATCCAAATCATGATGAGATACGTTTTCATTTTTTTCAATAGATTGTTGTTTTTCTCTTAAAATGTTAAATTGACGATAAGCGTCATAAACTTTGGTTTCATTTTTTTTATCATTTAAACTAATTTCATTTACAAATTTATTAAGTAAAAATGTTTCATCTATTTCATTATTATTAATTTTATGGATTATTTCACAACTAAGTATTCTCCTACTTTTTTTGAATGTTTGTTGTATAGTCTCTGCTTCTTTTATCAAATATTTTATTTTCCAGTCTAAAAATAATATTCTAGCAATCTTATCTTCAAAATTGCAACATTTATTAGTTTTTTCCTTATATTTATTGATCCAAAAATTTTTATCAGGAATATTTTCAAGATTATATATTTGTTCAATCGCATCACTTTTTCGAATAACCCAATCTTCAAATGTATAGAATTCAGAATATTTGGGATCCTCATTATATTTTTGAATTTCTATGAAACTTGTTTTAACAGCAAGATAATCGTCTTGTAAATATATATTCCAATATTCATCATCTATTAAAGACCTAAAGTCTAAAACATATCTTCGAATATAATACTCACAAATTATTTTTTGTTCAGCATGTGTGCTTGAATTTAGATGAGCTTTATGATGTGATAATTGTTCTGGTTTTGTATTGCAAATACCGCAAATATAGGTCGTTCTATTTTTGTTTTCTTGTTCCATTATAATAACTAATGAGAAAATATATTTAAGTTGTTTTTTTTGAAAAGTTATTTTCCTAAATAGTTTTTTTGAAAAGTTATTTTCCTAAATATTTTTTTAAAAAGTTATTTTTCCTAAATATTCAAATAATAATATATTATCATTTAAACATATATTATTATTATTATATAATGTCATTAACCATATTAGAATTTTGTGATCGAGATGATCTTCATTGCATTAGTAGCAGGTTTGAAGATATTTACCAGCTTGAAATAGAACTACAATTAGATACAATAAGTGATCCTGAAAACATATATAAACTTGTTAATTTGGAATTGTTAGATTTAACAGATAATTATATAGAAAATATACCACCAGAAATTAGTAATCTAACAAGTTTGGAAACATTAAATTTAACACGTAATTACATAACTGTAATAATTCCTGAAATGTGCCAACTACCAAATTTGAGTAGCCTATATTTAGGGTATAATGGTATAACAAGAATTCCTAGAGAAATTTGTAATCTTGCAAATCTAACAGAATTACTTTTAAATAATAATTTTATAACAGAATTTCCACCAGAATTATGTCAACTAACAAATTTATCAGTATTAGCATTAAATAATAATACAATAACAAAAATACCACCCGAAATATACTTGCTAACAAATGTAACAGAATTATGTCTAAATAATAATAATATAGAAGAAATACCTTCAGAATTATTCCAACTTACTAATCTTAGCGTCTTAGAGTTAACTAATAATAACATAAAAAATATTGCTACAACAAATATTACAGCAAATAACATTTACAATTTCTTTTCTAATATTTATGATTTAAAAATAAATATAACAAGTTATTCGAGCCATTTGGATCCTAATTGTGAAATATTAATATTTTACGAATTATGCGGCGATTTAACAAAGTTGTCACCTAATATTAAAACGTGCTATTTATCAAAAGAAAAAAACCATCAAATTATTAATGTGCCTTCTACATGTAAAATAATTTATTTTGAAAATAAAAAAAAAATTAAATTAATGCAGGAATATAATGAATAAAATAATGTAAATAATTTTTTATTATTAAATAATTATGTTTTTAAAATAAATTTATATTGTTTTTTCAAAACATTTATTAAGTTCTTGTCTGCAATATGGACATGTATTGTTGGTATGAAAATGTCTATTTAAACACTCGTAGCAAAAGTTATGTAAACAAACCGTCTGAACATTTACATTATTTGTTTGACATATACAACATTCTTCCTCTGGTATGACAATTGTAGAGCTTTGTTCTTTAATTAAGTTTACTATTATGATTTGTGATCTTATCCATTCTTGAATTTCTAAATTACCTATATTTTCAGCTTCATTTAAACACTGTTCAATATCCCAAGGACAAGGAGGATCTTGAGTTCTTAACCATTGCAAAATATCTAAATGACCATTTTCTACAGCATTTATACAAGCATATTCATCCCAAGGGCAAGGAGGGTCTTGACTTCTTAGCCATTGCAAAACATCTAAATGACCTTCTGACGCTGAAATAATACAAGCATATTCGTTCCAAGGACAAGGTGGATCTTGAGCTCTTAACCATTGCATGATATCTAAATTACGATGTTGGCATGCTGCACTAAAAGTCTGTTCATCCCAAGGACAAGGTGGATCTTGAGTTCTTAACCATTGTAAAACATTAAAATGACCATGATAAGTTGCTAGTCGGCATACATCTTCATTCCAAGGACAAGGAGGGTCTTGACTTCTTAGCCATTGTAGAATATCTAACCTACCTGTCTCTACAGCGACCTGACAAGCATATGTAGACCAAGGACAAGGCGGGTCTTGACTTCTTAGCCATTGAATTACATCTAAATGACCATTTTCTATAGCACCTACATAAGTCATTTCATCCCAAGGACAAGGTGGATCTTGACTTCTTAGCCACTGTAGAATATCTAAATTACCATTTGCACACACTGCACTAAAGGTTAATGCATCCCAAGGACAAGGTGGTTCTTGTGATCTTAGCCATTTTAGAACATTTAAATGTCCATGTCGAATAGCAAGTTTATAACAAATATCTTCATTCCAAGGACAAGGTGGTTCTTGAGATATTAGCCAGTGTAGAACATTTGGATGACCATTAGATGTTGCGAGTTCGAATATTTTTTCATCCAAATGACAAGGCGGTTCTTGAGCTCTTAGCCATTTTATTATATTTAAAAATCCGTGTTTAGCACATACGGCACATATCATATACTCAAAATTTAACTCTTTAATGTGATTTAATTTTTCTTCAGTAAAAGTATCTATTTGTTCGCCCGTTTCTAGCATATTTTCAAATGGTCTAAGTATGTATTCATAAGTGTCTTCTATATATTCAAAGTCTCTTCCAAAAACATCCATATATTCATCAATATAATCAAGGTCTCTTTCAAAATCATCATCCATAGTTTGTTGTTCATTCTGTAATTCACTCATTTTATTTATTATATACATTTAATTTATACAATATATTTAATTCAATTTTATATATTGTATAAATTAAATGATTTAAAAACAACTTGATATTAATAATGTAACTACAATATAAACAACAATATGAATAATCAATTAGAAATTACTTCCGGTTTTGAACAATTCAAAATTGGATTTATTAATAGACTTATTAATAATTATGAAGACACGCCTGAACGACAATTAGCGATCGATAAAACCCCAGATGTTATAATTGAGCAAGCTACAAGACACAATGCCTTTTGCAAGGAAATTTTACCAATTTTATGGGATGCTGTGCCGCCACAAAATGAAAAAGATTATTGCTATGATTCACAGACAGTTTATGTCCGCATCTTAGACGCTGGAAGTAGGTATAACAAAGAGTTAAAAGTCAAGTGTTATTTCCACGGCGGTATGAGAGGTAATCCTATAAAAGGACACCTTTTTCAAAGTGAAATCGATAAAATAACTGCAGATAGTATTATCGATGTAATTAAAGAAGCTGCTATTCGCGAAGTATTGGAAGAAACAAATATAAAATTAGAATTTATAGATCACAATGTCTGCTCATTAAATTTGTATAATAATACTATTATGGGTAATTATGAAATTGTTATTGGTGATAATAAACATACTGTAACAATTACGTTATCATCTAACAGTTATGATTTGCTGAAAAGGTGTTTTCAAGATAATCTGGAAGAACACAAAATATTTATGGAAAATACAGGTGAAATCTCAGGGCTCGTCTTATAAATATATTAAAACAACTTAAAGACAATTTGACAACTATTTGCATCAAGCATGAAACAACAATCAGAATCGAATACTTCTATTTTATCAACTGATCCTGATAAAATAGAAAAATATAATGCGCTTTTACAAAAAGTGACACAGGTTACAAAGAACGCAACGGATAAAGGAGAAAAACGCGCAGGATATAGCTTTATTGTTTTGATAAAGTCAGGAATCAATGAAACTAACAATTCTATTTTTTTCTATTTAAATGGCGCCATTGAACATTTAATTCGCTATTTTGCTGAAGATCTAGATAATTTTATTGATGGGAAGGAACAATTGCGACACACTTGCTATGAATTGCTGCATAATTTAGCGCGAACTATTCTACAGACTGCTATACATAGGCGCAATTTAAAAAAGTTTAAGGAATTCTGTTTTCAGATTTAACGGCTTCATTTTACCTGTATTATAATATGGATAAAATGAAGCGGATAAATGAAGCGGATAAATGAAACCAATAAAATTGAAATACTTTTCTTATACTACAGATTATGTATATTATAATACACATATTCTGAAGCCTAAACTGTAGACAATGAACCTGTTTATACTGTCTCTTATTCAAAGAGAAGTTGCCGAATACATGATGGACAAACATGTTAGTAAAATTTTATTAGAAGCCGTTCAAATGCTTTGCTCGGCGAAGCGCATTTTAGATTCTGAAGACGAAGAGACGAATTCGCGTTTGTATAAGATGGCACATAAAAATCATCCCGTCACTATTTGGGTCCGCGCATCGCTTGCCAACTACATGTGGACTTTAGACCTAGTCGAAGAGCTGCATAACGAGTGGCGCTTTCGCTATAATCATCCTGATACCAAGTTTCACAAGTCTTATTTGATGGCTCAGATTTTAAGAGCAAATGTGCCTTCACCTGATAAATTCGAATTAATCGAACTGACGCCTTTTGCTCTCGCCATGCCTGACAAGTATAAAACAGCAGACCCAGTGGAATCATATAGAAACTATTATATGTCGGAAGATAAACAACGATTTGCAAGTTGGCACAAGCGCAGAGGACAACCGAACTGGTATGAATTCACAATTGACTTTTATATTTATATTTAAAATTTAAAAACTATAAAATTATTTTTTATTTTTTATTTTTTATACATATAATATATGGCTTCTTCTAAATTGACTTTATGGATTCCAAAAGATTTGGACCCCGCTTCACAAACAATGGCTATTGCTGAAACCATGGTTCAAGATTTTGGTGTTTCACGAATAAACAATGATACATATAATGATAAGTTTAATGAATATTATGATCAACATATTCGACAAGGCGAAACAACTGACACATTTTGCTCTAAAAATGGAACTGGTATTAATGTTCAATATTTAATTGATAATGCAAATAAAAAAACTTATGTTACTTTATTATCTTTAAATATTAATCCTGCTGATCCAAATGATTTTCAGGTTCTTGCCATGATGGTTTTTAAGTGGTCACCAACTGCCGGATCCGTAAAAATACAAGCATTTTGCAGCAACCAAAAACAACAAACCAAAGGAGCGGGAACAAAATTATTAAATTTCCTTAAGAAAACATTGACAAATATGGGCATTAATAATATTTATTTAAATCCTGTTCCTAATGCCATTTCTTATTATTCTAGTCAACGATTTAAAAAACATCCTACAGGAAAAGTGCATGATTCTTCGAGTCCCAAGCCTTTATCCAAGCCTTTATCCAAGCCTTTATCCAAGCCTTTATCCAAGCCTTTATCTAAGTCTAAAACAAATTCGAGTTCAAAGTCTTTATCCAAGTCTAAAAATCCAAGAACTAGATCAGTGTCTCCAGCTAGTAATCCTAAACCTAAACCAAAAGCTGTTAAACAAGAAATTCCTACTATGACTATTAATATTCGAGCAGCTAACAATTGGAAAAAAGCAACAAGCAAAATAAAGTCTTATCAGGCATTAACTCGTAAAAATCATGGTAAATCACATATCCCTACCTCTACAAAAAAGCTTTTTGCAAGGGTAGATAAAGTAGTAGATAACCTTTCATCAGATCACCGAGATATGGCAGGATATCAAGATATTATTGAAATATTGAATAGAAATGGTAAAGATTTAAATGATGAGGAAGAAGAGCTTGTTATAGATCATTTAAGAGAAAAATATGATATATACTAAGTAAGGAAACTTATTTTTAGATTTAAAATATTACATATATATAAGTATTTAAATATATATATATATAAGTATATTATGGATTTTTCTTGTAAAAATTGTTTTGACATTTGGGTTTGTAGTTGGTGTAAAAATCGTTGGTGTGATGATACTGGTATGCCGTTTTTTTTTGAAGGAAAGCCAACATACTGGGAACCAACAAATGTTTGGCGATGGAATACGTACACAAAAAAGGAACAAAAAAAGATGATAGCAAAATATTCAAATGAACCACCTACTTTAAGTCAATTTTGTTTGTGTGAAAAATGTAAAAATAATTATGTTGACAATAATATTTGTAAAGGAAGACATAAAACAAAAATAAAACATGAAATAACCAACTTTAATAGTAAATATATTGACAATAATAATATTAAGAATGGTAAACTGACAGATGATGATTGTAAAGATGATGAGGGCAATTTTTTACCTTTTGATCACGAATGTTGGAAAAATCATAAAGATTATATTATTCATCAGCCTTTTTACAGTCGTCCAGAGTCTTCAAACCCATGAAAATCTTCAAAGTCAAACTCATCAATTCCCAAATCTTCAAACTCATCAATTTCCAAATACCATTTTCGATAACACAATCTTAAAAATGTGTCGTAGAATAAATGATTATCTATACTAAACTTTATACATACATCAATTAATTTGGCGATTTCTGTAAAATTCGGCGGAGGTAAATTTGATTTTATCAAATCTTTAAAATATTTAATATATTTATCATATAAATCTTTTTGAACATGGTAAAATAATTCATCATATGAACTACCTGATAATCTATCTATAATATCTTTATATTCATATAAAATAGTTGGAATTTGTAAGATATAATTATGATTTTGCATATTAGATATTCCCAACTCACATAATTCTTCAAAATATTCAAATAATGCGTCTTTTCCACGTATAATTATTTTATTTTCATAAGCTAAATCATCTCCCTCGAGTATATCACATGTGTCTAATACTATTTTTGACCAATTTTTTATATTACTTGGTGTAAACATATTTTCATCTATTTCATCTATATTAAATTCTGGTTTTCCGTATTTTTTTATTTGTAATATAGGTTCATTGCTATTAATGTCAATCTCCATATTTATATTTATATCATGATTAATTGTTTTATTATTATATGTCATATTTAGCATATTATTGTATATAATAATTTAATTTAATTCAATTTTTTTAATTTGATTTTTATGGTTTATAATTATTTAATTATAAACATATTACTTATTTTATGGGCGTTTTAAATGAGAAAAGGTGTAATAGATCCCAAAGAAGCATGGGATCATAAGGGAACGGCAGTTCCCTTAATTAAGGATCAAATGCGTTTATATTCACCATCAACCAGCCCTTCAATGATGTCAGAAGGCGACCGCGATGAAACGACTCTGTTAGCAACTTCATATTCCCTTTTGTATTAAAATTCTTAGCAAAATTATTGAATGTGGTTACTACACTTTGCGTCTTATAAAAAGCTAAATTATTATATTTAAATGGTCCCAATTGTTTTCTTTTATTAATGCAATTATGAAACACATATAACAGGTTAACAAGGTCAGTCTTGGTTTGTATATTACTAACCTTCACTTTCGACCAAAATGTTCGAGAATGATCCGCACAATCGGGACATGGTAAATTGTAACAAATCTGTTGTATATTTGCAATAATTTGTTGACCGATTTTCGGAAATTGGTCATCTTTCACCTTTTCGGCTAACGTATGTATAAACATCCATGTAGGAGGACCCCATTGACTCGGTGACATATTTATAACTAAATAAAATAAAATAAATTTAAAGATTAATTGTAATAGATATATATGCCTAATTATAAGATTGAAGGAAATATTGACTTTTACAGTTCTCTTTATAGTTCATTGGATTATGATAGTGATAATGACAATGAAGGATCGGAACAAAATAAAAACCAAATATGTGAGATCAGTGGGCAGCCGCTAACAACCAATTCTGTTATATTAGAATGCAATCATAAGTTCAATTATGACGCAATTTATACTGAAATTTGCAAGCAAAAATTCGATTTCCAGTCTTACACTAGCGATGTTTTGTCTAAAAAAGATCTTCAAAAGGTTCGCGATTCCAATCTAGATTATTACATCAAGTGTCCTTATTGTCGCCATGTTCAGTTCGCATTGTTGCCGTATTATGAAGATTTGCCATTTCAAAAGAAATACGGTGTTAACACATGTGATCCCGATTTTAGGGTTATAAAAACGTCGTATGTGCCTTCTTCGACTTTTTTGCCTTCGAACTATACTTTTTATGTTTATGGTTACCAATTTACAAAGGGCGAATGCTGTAAAAAGAATCTAAATGAGAATGGCAAAGACGTGCCTTGTTATAACACATATGCTACGCCAATTGTTGCGCCTGATGGATCAACAAAGTTATTTTGTCCGCTTCATATTCGAGCAGAAGTAAAGGCATATAAATTAGAGGTCAAGAAGAAGGCAATTGAAGATAAGCTAAAAGCAAAAGCGGATTTAAAACAGAAGGCTTTAGCCGATAAAGCAGAGAAAAAGGCTTTAAAGGATCAAACGAAAAGCGCAGCGACGAAAAGCGTAGCAAAGGCAGAAAAGGAACCAACTCTTTGCTTAAACTGCAGTTGCGTTACCCTTTTGAAAACAGGTCCAAGAAAAGGAGAAGCTTGTGGTCAGAAAGCTATAAGCATTGGCGAAAAGAATTTGTGCAAGAGGCATCAACCAAAATAAATATTCTCTTTCCCTAATATACAAATGTGCAAAGAGTTTTGGCAAGTTATGGCATTCTATGCTTTATTATCATGCGTTATTATACCTCTTATTGGCTACCATTTTAAGGGGCAATCCGGTCTTGGACAGGGTTACGTTATTGGGTCAGTTGTTAGCGTAGGGTTATGGCTAACTGTCGGCAAGAAATATGCTAAAATGTAATAAATATACAAAATTTTTACACATTTGCTGTCTTTTCTAGTAAAATATTTGTGATTATTTTAAAAACATCATCCTTCAATTGCAAAGGATCTTTGTTTTCACTGCTAACTATATCGTGAACATAAATATCCGCAGTAAGATCAACCCATCTAAATACATTTACTTCTTTATTCATTTCAGATCCAGCATCTTTATTATATTTTATAGTTATAGGTAATATATTGAATTGATTTTCAACTGCTAATTTAAAAATACCATGTCTAAAATCTTTAGGAATTCCATCTATTCTTGCTCTTCCTTCGGGAAAAATCAAAATATTTTCATTCTGTTTTAGCTTATCAACAATGATTTTTTTTATTACTACGCCATCATCTTTATCGCCTCTTTTATAAGGGATAAAGTTATACGAATAATAGAAAACATTTTTAAAATAATAAAAAAAATCAGACAATAAACTTTTATGATGAGGACTACCAACTAAATCATGTTTTACAATTGAATATAATTTATTATGATCAAAAATATCAGATATAGCTAAAAAATCAATACCGTCGTAGTGATTACACATTACCAATAATTTATTCTTTTTCAAATTATCGGTATTACCATGTAATGTAATTTTTAAATTTATCAAATAGTTTATAAACCCAAATAATTTTTTATAAATCATTAGGCTATATTTTTCGGGTAGTATTAGATATAGAAATATATTTATTATAACGATTGACACTACTATTATTAATCTTAAATACAAAAATATATTAGATAACATTATATTTATAATTGTAATTTATCTTCATATAAATATTATTCGATTTATACTTAAAATTAATATTAAATATACAATTAATATTAATGGACATAACACCACGCGTAGAAGAACCTGTTGTTGTAAAATCAACCAAAGAAGAACTAATTTCCAGCATAAAAGAATGGATCAAGCTAGATAACGATATCGCCAAGGCAAAATCCGACATTAAGGAAAAAACATCCAGGAAAAAGGTGCTAACTGAAAACCTAGTGGTCACCATGAAGAACAATTCAATCGACTGTTTTGATATCAATGGTGGTGCGTTAATTTACAAGCAGAAGACAACCAAGAAGCCGATTTCTGCAAAGTATTTGCTTGCAGAGCTGCAAAAAATATACAAGGATCAGCCCGATGTAGCGACTGACCTAACAAAGCAACTATTAGATAACCGCGAGATAACAGTGAAGGACGAAATCTGCCGAAAAATTAACAAATAATTGGCCGAAAAATTAACAAATAATTGATTCAATGTATTGTGACCATATATGCTCACAGAATAAATATTAGAACCAATTATTTTGAGACCATGAAATCGGCGATAAAAAGTTCCGATAAAATGGCTGCATAATGGTCTCGTTTTAGATTCATATGTGAAACAAATTGACTGCATATATGCTCACAAATGCGTCTATTAGTCGTTTTTATCAAATTTTAATAAATGTCCAAAAGTCGCTAAATCGGTACTTTTCTGTTCCAATTTGAAATTTTTTTTTGGGATTTGGACATTTTTAAAAATGTCCAAAAAAAAGATCCGAAATAAAGCTTTGAAAAAGGGGGTGTAAAAAAGTGTCATGTGAGCATAATGCTCTTAAAATGATTTTTTCTTGAAAAAATTTATTACGATAAAATTTAAATATTTTTAAAAAAAAAGAGTTTAGACGGTTTTTTGTATGTTGCTTATATATATGGAATTAGCAACATTTTCGCAACAGAAAAACGCCGTTTTTTTCACATGTGATCTTTGTGACTATAAATGCAGCAAAAGTAGCGAATGGGTTCGGCATAATTCCACTGCAAAACATACAAAAAGGCAAAATGCTAACGTTTTAGCAACAAAAATGCCCGAAAAACTCTTGTTTTGCGAGCTATGTAAAAAAGAATATAAAGATCGAACCGGATTATGGAGACATAAAAAAATATGTGCGATAAAATCGCAAGACGATAAAAAAATCGCCACCGAAAAATCGCCAGAAATAAAAATTTCAGAAAGTTCCGATAAAGAAATAATTAAATTACTTATTCATGAAAATTCAGAATTTAAAAATCTAATTTTAGAACTTGTTAAAAAGGATAGTTTAAATATTACGAATAATAACACTAACAATACTAATACCAATTCACACAACAAGACATTCAATTTGCAGTTCTTTTTGAACGAAGAATGCAAGGATGCACTTAACATCAGCGAATTTGTTAGTTCAATTAAAGTAGAACTAGAAGATTTAGAAGCCACCGGACGCCTAGGTTATGTAGAGGGTGTCTCTAGGATAATGAATAAAAACCTAAAAGAACTGGATATAAGCAAAAGACCGATTCATTGTTCGGATCTAAAGAGAGAAGTAGTATATATAAAAAATGACGACCAATGGACAAAAGAGGATGACTCCAAACCTATTTTGAAAAAGGCAATAAAGCAAGTTGCATTCGAAAACATTAAAATGATTGGCGAATGGCGGAAAAAATATCCTGGTTGCATGGCATCGGATTCTAGAAAGAATGATCTGTATCTAAAGATAGTAGGGAATGCCATGTCAGGACTAACAACAGAAGAGCAAATTAGCAATATCAATAAAATTGTTAGTAAGGTTGCCAAAGAGGCAGTAATTGATAAAATTAATGACAAATAAATAATAAATAATAAATAATATGTAATATTTTTAATACTATATATTATATATGGCTACAAAAACAGCGAAAAAACGACACAAATGGTCACTAAAATATAAGAAAAGTATAAATTGTAAAAGACCTAAGGGATTTTCTCAAAAACAACATTGCAAATATGGGCGAAAATCGAGAAAAAGGTGAAATTAAATGTCCGCATTTGACGCAGTCGGCCCCGTATCATAGAATAATCCGGTGGCAGTTCTTGTCACAGGATAGACAGGTATTGAGCGATATTCGGCTGGCTCGGGTGAATTCTGGAAAACAAGCTTTTTATCCGCTAATTCAAGACCATAATTGAATGATTTTGTCCATGCATCATAACCTTCATATGATCTAGTAATTTCTGCCTTTTTGGATCCGGGCTTCACATAGGCCGCTTTAGATCCAATATCGGATGTTAAAGAGGAATATTGAGGTGTTTGTGTAGATGTTAGTTTGCCTGCATCATTTAACGGTTTCACTTCTTCACCTGTTAAATATTTTGGTGGAGCTGTTATTGGAGGTTGGCAATCTTGGCAATCCACATCCGAAGTGCATTGTTCCCTTGTAATAGCACATTGTGACTGCGGGCCGCAAAAATTGGAACAACTGTATTTATTATTTACTACGTCTACGTTATGACTATTTTTGGGGCTATTGCTGTCATATGTTAGTAACGCATTTGGATCGAATCCTTCCTTTAAGTTACAATTTATAATATATAAAATAAATAGAATGAATCCAATTATCACAAAATATTTTATATTTCTTGATATCTTCATATATATAAAGTAATAATTTATTTTATATATTTTTATAAGAGTTTGTAAGACTTTGTAAGACTTTGATACTCTTCCAAGGTTGCAACAGGTGCTCCTTAATTACTAACATTCTAGTCTTGTAACCTTGTAACCTTGTAACCTTGTAACCTTGTAACCTTTATTATATTTTACATTATAAAATTTATTTAGCGCAAGCTTTAAATGTCTATATTAGCAGTAATCAGTCTAGGGCACAAAATTGTTAGTATAATAATTACAAAAATATGAACATCATTAAACACTAATTCTTTCAATATTATCTATAGATAATTTATTAATTTGTTATATTATAGTAATAGTTAGTGTTTATAATATTTATTTCATAAAATTTAATATATATTTATTATAAAATGTCAACAACAGAATCTACTGCAATTGATGAAAAAAAATCAGGAGATAGTGGATCTACATCGGATAAGGCCGATTGGAAGGGATTTACAAAAAATTTTAGTCATGGACTAATAACAGGTATATTTTTTGGTGTTGTTGTAATCGGATCTATGGGTCTTTTTTTGGCAAAGGTTGCGAATGCAAATATATTACCAACTGATTATGATGTAGATCCATATCCATCCGATGTTCCTGAAGAAGTTAAAGTTAAAGCAAGAGAGGTAACAAGGGATATTATTTATATGAATCCTGTTAAAATATTAGGTTTTTTTGGATTAGGATTTTGGGCGCAACCAGACAAAGATGGTTATTACATTCAAGAGGCAAATTTTGTCAATAATAATGAAAATGTAAAATTAAATTTTATGAATGAATTTAAAAATTCATGGCTATGTAGTCTTAAAGATAAAGCATATCCACCAAATCCCAAATTAACAAAGGTTATTTCGGCAACAACACCTACAAATAATGTTGATAATAATGTTCCACTAACAGCTACCAATTCAGAAAGAAATGTTAGGGTGGATGCAGAGAATCTACCTACAAATAGTCCATTTTGGGCATATGAATTTAAAACGTTGAAGACTATGACATGCACATCTTTTTCTATTATCAACAAAATATTTTTTTACATGAATTACTTACCTGAATGGGCGACAATGATTCTTTTTGCACTATTTTTTTCGGTAATAATAACGATCATATATATTGCTAATATGATTACAGGAATTGGCACTCACATAACAAACTTTGGAGAAATGATAAATAATTTGTATAATCCTAGTGGTTTTAATGGAGGAATAAGAGGGAATACAGAAACACCAAAAAATTGGTGGGAAAAATTCGGATCATTTATAGGTAAAATTTGTTATGTCTTTGTTTATTTTATAGGTGCTTTATACTCTGCTTTATTAATAAGTCCCGGTCTTGTTACATTTTATGCTTTTTTCAAGGCATTGGGGGCAAGTTATGTTGTAAGAGATACAAATTATAAAGGTAAACCGGAGGATAGACCAATACATAATGTATTTTCATTTATAAAAAGTGCTCTATATTACAAAAAGACATTTATACTAATACTTGTCATGCTTAATCTAATGGGGGTAACCAATGAATATTTAGGGACTTCTTATTTACCTGGAGTTATTATAGCCCTTATAATACTTATTTTTGGATTAAACATTTTGGTAATTGATCCTGGGCCAATTTCTACAGAATTATGCCAAGTTCTAAATCCAAATTTCCCACCTTTAAAACCACCACATGTCGAATTGGGAACTACACCCACCGTAGATGTATGTAACGTAAAGAATCCGATTAGTAAACCAGATCTTGCGGGAAATACAGTTTCAATTACAGGATTTGTGGGTTCTGATGTTTTACAAAATATATCGGCTACAAACCAGCAAGGAGGGCGAAAAACAGTAAAAAAGGCAACTATTACAGTTTTGCAAAAACCAACTATTACAGTTTTGCAAAAACCAACTATTACAGTTTTGCCAAAAACTAAAACAAAGTTGTATAATTTAAAACTTGTATAATAAGCGAAACAATATAAATATAAATTACTATATATAAATTATATTTAACATGGATTTAAAACCATTAGTAAGCATATGCACGCCAACATTTAACCGCAGACCATTTATTCCATACATGATTAAATGCTTTGAACAACAAACATATCCAAAAGATAGAATTGAATGGATCATAATTGATGATGGAACAGATCCTATTAGAGACCTAGTTACTCATATTAAACAAGTGAAATACACTTATTATAAAGAAAAGATGTTGTTAGGTAGAAAGCGAAATCTAATGCATAATAAGTGTTCAGGAGATATAATCATTTATATGGATGATGATGACTATTACCCGCCTGAACGCATCTCTCATGCAGTGCAAACATTATTAGATAATCCAACATTTTTGATTGCTGGTTGCAGCGAAATGTATGTTTATTTTGATAGCAGGCAGAAAATGTATAGATGTGGTCCATATAAAGAATATCATTCAACTGCGGCGACATTTGCCTTCAGAAAGGAGCTACTGAAAGAGACCAGCTACAATAATGAAAATGCGCTAGCAGAAGAGAAGCATTTTCTTAAAAACTATACGATTCCGCTGAAACAAATGGATAGTTTAAAATCCATTATAGTCTTTTCACATAAGCATAATTCATTGAATAAAGAGAAGTTGCTCGATAATTTGGAAATGACTCGAACCGTGGAAACCGACCTAAAAATAGATGATTATTTTGTAGATCCGATTTTAAAGCAGTTTTATACGAGAGATATGAACATTTTGCTAGAATCGTATGAACCCGGGAAGCCAGAACATAAGCCGAAACTAATGGAACAAATGAAACTGATGGAAGACGAGCGAAATAAACGCATCGAAGAGCATAATAAAATGATTGATTTAAGAGCAAGCTTGCAGCAGAAAAATACAGCTTCTTCTACTTCAGTAGAATCCGTAAAACAACATTATGAAAAATTACTGACAGACAAAACATATTTAATAAACGAGTTACTGAAAAAGCTCAAGACATTGACGCTTGAATTAGATGAATATAAGAAACAACAATCTAACAAATAAACAAACTAACAAAAATATCAAAAATATCAAAAACCAAATAAACAAAATATCAAAAAACAATTAAAATAATCATTTAAAATAAATTCATTTAAAGAAATCACAGATAATAATATATAATCTAAATATGTATGCGTATGATCAAGAACAAGATTTTAATGAGGAATTTAGTGCTACCGATTCAGTTCCGTCTAATTTATTGAAGAATAAGCAACCACGTCCAAAGGGGAACAGATGTTACACTGTCAACCGTGTCTTAAACAAGAGATGGCTTGATGGTAAGCATTATAATACAGTTACGATCAAAATGTATGGCTCGGGTGATTATGGATCCCATATTAGAAATGCAGTAACAGGCGAATACACAAATCATTTAGTTGGAAGTAATGCTGAAAACCTGTATTTTTGTGTATCAAATTGCACTGGATTGGATAAGATAAATGGTCCTGTTCATTTGTATTACGATACGCCATCTCAATATGAAACACATCAATTTACCATTGTAGATCAGAATGTTAAAGATGCATGGTTAGAGAGAGTAAATTTTCTTAGGAAATAAATAATACAATGTTACACAAAATACAAAATTATTGTAATAACTAAAAAATATTATTACAATAATAGTCTAAATATTTTATAAATATTTTATAAATATTTTATAAATATTTTATAAATATTTTATAAATATTTTATAAATATTTTATAAATAAAATAATTATTTAATCATCATTTAATTCATCATCTATTTCATTATCGCTTAATTCATCTACATTTTCTTTTGTATACTTCTCTAAATATCTATAAATGCGATTAATGTCTAGCTTGGAAATTTCATAATTCTCAAACAACATGTTCATTTCGATTGAGTCAGGTTCATATTTATTTTTAATATCCAGAAAAAATCCAAACAGATCTTTTTTATCCATACCTAATTGCTGACATAAATTTTGTATAAAAATAGAATTATTATATTCAGTTGAATATTTTGTTAGGACCTTTGTAAACCGGACTTCAGTTGGATTGAATTTAAGTTTCTTTTTAGAAAATGTCTCATGATAAATCTCATTATTTTTAAATGTTTTGATTAAAGAGCTCATCTCATTAAATTGCCAAATTTGCTTCTGAAATGTGATGCGGTCAATATAATCAGCAAAACACATGTTGTCCAGTATTTTCAAATAAAACGGAATCGATTCTTCTTTTTTCATTTTGCCAATAACATCAATAATATTTTCATGCCATAAAAGACCAACAATAGTGCGATCTGTTTCATTCATAATAGTCAAATGTTCATCAATCGAATAATTCGTATTAATCAGTTTTTTGGTGATCTTTCGAGTGTCATCATTATACGATTTCATTAAAAATATGTTCTTAATAATGTTGCTATTTAAAATACTTTGTTTGTTTTTATAAAGATCGTAAATAGTGTTTAGTTTACGCAAATCACCTTGAATAAAGGTAATAATGCTTGCCTTAATATTTTCATCTAACAAAGGCAGAAGAATATTAATCAAGTTCAACATTTGTGGCTTTGTAGGCGATTTCAATTCAATCACATTGCACACCTTCATGAGCTCTTTGATTTTCTTGTCAATATGATAATTGCCAATGCATATAATAGGATTCAAAGTGATTTCTTCTTGTCGCTGCTTTTTGGTTTTTTTCGGCCGAATAATTTTAATCAATGCATTAATACCACCCTTATCGCCATTATTCATACCATCAATTTCGTCCATCACGATCGCTAAATGCTTAATCTTCTTATGGAAGAGACTCATGATATTTTTGTCCGACATGTTATGCTTAGTAATCGTGTCGATAATAGATTTATTGCGAATATCGCCGGCATCATATTTGATTACATCGTAATTCAATTCTTTGAGGATGCTAACAATAAACGAACTTTTCCCAGATCCGGGATCGCCGTAAATATAAATGCCCTTTTTGGTCGCCAAATTGTGCTTATTTAGCTCAAAGTCCTTCAGGATTTCCTTGATTTTGTTAGCTTCGTCTTCACGATTTAATAAATTATTAAGGTTTAATGTTTCCATCTTATATTTCTTATAATATTCTTTTTATGTTCATTTTTACTTAAACCAAGTTCTTGAATTAAAGAATTAATTAATTCTTTGCATTTGGTTGATTGATTTTCAACGCAATATGTTTTTAAGAAATATATATAGTTTGCATAAATGCAATCTTGATATAAATATTTTTTGATGTTGAACCATTTATTATAATTTTCTTGCAATAATTGATTAAAAACATAATCATGATCCTGCCTTACAATCATTCTAATGTAGTTTTCTAGTTGCTTACGATTAATGCAACCTTTAAATAAATAATGGTATTTGGCATATAACTCCTTACTTAAAGATATTTTAGCTATTGCTGGGATATATGAACTAACAATTAAAGACAATTCTTTAGGTAAATTATCGATATTTTGAAAGAATAGGGTTGGATCATTTGAAAATCGTGTAGACATGTTTGTTTAAAAATATATAATAATTTATTTTTAGATTATTAATTAATAGTTTATTGATTAAAGGTTATTGATTGATTCTCGATATTATTCTGTAGTTGTTTCATCTGTGGTTGTATCTGTTGCACATGGATTGGACACACCATATGTAACACCATCCCATGATAAACCACATTTATTCGCCCATTTGTATTTAGCACAAGCGCCATTAGAACCATTAAACGGCGACCGATTGAAATCCATTGTCTTTTTGTCATCGGCGGTTGGTATATACTGAGAACAAGTTCCTAAATGATGACTATTAAAACACTGCGAACCATTGCCTGATAAATCTACCCAATAATCGGGACAATTGCCAACAATAGGAGGCCATACAGTATCGCTGGTTGAGTTTTTAAGCGCGACCCCAATTAATACTAGAAAAAGTATTAAAAATACTACGGCAATCATTAAAACCGTTTTTTGAAAAGACATTTCCATTATATAAATTAAACATATATTTTTTTTATGGATGTATTATATTATAATATATTATGAATAGCTCTGAAATATTTCCAAGTAGAAGTTCTAATGGTCGTGTTGATATTATAAGTAAAAGTAAAACAGATGCGCCTGATATTTCTAATTTATTTGCAATGTATGACAAAATTCCTGCTAATCAATGCACCACAATGAGAGAGCCGACTTTAGGACAGTGGGATGAAACGCCATTATCTAGAGCCTATTTTTCGCAAAATAATATTCAAATTGTGCAAAATGGTATTCGAGCGGGTGTCTATAAAAAATCGAATAGTCAGTATCTAGTGGCCCCTCAAGATTGCGATTCTCTTAAGGTTATCATGCGCAGCATATTCTTGCAGCATTCTGTGAATTTGGATCACGATATTCGGGGTCAGATAATAGCATTAAATAAAATGGTTTTGGATTACTGCATCCATCATGTGTATTCAGAAGCACAGGGTTACATGAAATACTTGTATGATGTCAGCACATTAGCAGTTCCTCTGTCGACACCTGTGATGACAACGCAGAATGATAGGCGCAATTATAAGATGCCCAAGTGGTTTTAAGTCATCTCAAACTTATAAAAAGAAAAAATATATTAAATATTTATTAATTTAATATAATTTATTATTGCATTTGTTAGTTTATTATGATTACATATTTGATTTAATTATTTATTATTTAATTATCTTTTTAACCTTTGCTACCTTTACGGGAAGCTCAACCTCAATTGTCTCTTCTACTACTAAATCAATTGCCTTATCCTTCTTTACCATCTTCTTTACAGATCCAGCCTTGGCAACAATTTTAGAACTTGCCTTCTTTTTATCATTACCGCTTTGAGATCTATCCGATCTATACTTGCCATATTCTTGCTCTAATTGTTCTAGCTCTGACATCCACATCTGCTGCTCTGTCGTTTCTTTGATTCGTTGCAATTCATCCGATTTATCTTTATGCTCTCTGTTCAGCTTCTCTACATTCTCTTCCGAGACACTGTCCATAGGCATCTTAATTAGATATTTATAATCATTATCTTCTTCGATCACATCGTAAGCCTTCTCCTGTAACATCTCTACAATCTCAGCCTTCTTTTTCTTTCGCAAATCAATCGTGTCATCAAGTAGCTCCTGAATATATCGCGCTTTATTAGATAATACAACCAATTCCTTTTCTAATGCATCGATCAAATGCGCTTTTCTTTCCACATATAATTGAAATCTTGTTACAAAATAGTCGTCAATAATATCTTCTACTGTGTCATACTTTTTCAGTTTATCTTCCGCGTCAAACAAATGCATATTGGTTGTAGAGCTCGTGGAATAAAGCTTGAATAACTTTTCTAACGCATTGCAGCCATTATCTGTTTGGATCGCTTCTAATTCTTCGACCTTGCCCTTTTGCAGAGTAATCGTAAAATCTACTGTAGTGTCTTTGCTCATATCATCATAATCTTTTACTAGTGGCACAATTTTCTTGCCCTCTTTGTTTAGACCGGGCTCAATTAGCTCCTCTAATAACTCTTTAAAGCTCTCAGTCCAGAATCCAACAGGAAGCTCGGTAACGCGAATTTTATCGGGACCAACCTTTTCATATCTGCCTTTAATCAAGAACTTTGAGGGTCCGATCTTTTCAATTGTGCCGCAAAATCCTTCATAGAATGGCACAAACGGGTCTTCAATTGGAGGCCAACCAACCAATTTATTCTTAATATATCCGATAATTTGCAATGGACTGTAACACATGATGTCTGTGCTGAATCCGGTTCCGATTCCCTTGGAACCATTCACCAAAATCATTGGAATAATAGGTGCATAAAATCGGGGTTCTACAGGTGTGCCATCATCATTCAAATAATTCAAAATTGCATCATCGTGTTTTGAAAAGATGGCTCTTGTTAGCTGATTTAATAAGGTAAAGATGTATCTCTCTGATGCACTATCATCACCGCCTTTTAATCTTGTTCCAAATTGTCCTGATGGAACTAGCAAGTTAATATTATTTGAGCCGACGAAATTTTGCGCCATGCCAACAATTGCGCCATTTAAGCTGGCTTCGCCATGATGATAACACGCGTGCTCTGACACATAACCACTAAATTGTGCAACCTTGATTTCTGAAGTCAAGTTCTTTTTAAACGCGGCAAACAGAATTTTTCGCAAACTGGTCTTGAGTCCATCCATCAAACTAGGAATAGAACGATCACAATCGTATTTCGAAAAGTGAATAAGCTCTTCGCCGATAAATTCTTCATATGTTACACTTTGTTTGTTAGTGTCTAAGTAAAGATCTCTGTTATATTCTTTTAACCATTCTTTTCTATCATCCGAGCGCTTCTTATTAAATACCATGTCAATTGCTACTGCACTTTTAACGCCTGTATGTTCAAATCCGACAATCTTTTTCTGTTCAAAATATTCCTTGAATTCTTTGCCTGTGCTAGTTCCTAAACCCTTATAATATTTTATCTTCCATCCTTTGACGTCGGTTTGGTTGGCTGTTTTCCATTCTTCGTATTCGCCATCATTGTAAAACATTAGTGTGTTTTGACCCTTGGATGCCTTCAAAATGGGTGTGTTCATGAAGCCAATAAATCCGGGAATTTGCGTTAGCGTAGACCACTCGCTTTCAAACAAGTTAATGCAAAGGCCTTTTATATGAGACCCATCTAAGTCCTGATCGGTCATGAACAATACCTTACCATATCTCAGGCTAGTTGCAATTATTTCTGCAGAATATTCTTTACCGGTCTCAAGACCAAGGATTTTCTTGATTTCAGTTATCTCCTTGTTTTCTGAAATGCGTTTAGGCAGCTCCCCTCGAACATTTAGGAGCTTTCCCTTCAACGGATATACGCCGATTGTATTACGATCTTCCGAAGAGAGACCGGATATGATGCCGGCTTTGGCTGAATCCCCCTCGCAAAAGATAAGCGTGCATAAACCCGATTTATCTGTTCCTGCCCAGTTCGCATCTGTCAGCTTCGGAATGCCTCGCACTGATTTAGACTTGATGCCATCCGTTTTCTTTGCTGCCTTGTTTTCCTTTACTTCGGTGATTGCACAGGCGGCATCCATTACGCCCATTTTTGCCAGCTTCTCGATGAATTTATCGCTGACATCACATTTGGATCCGAACTTGGATGACGGTGTATTCATGTAGTCCTTTGTTTGGCTGTCGAATGCCGGATTTTCAATGTCACATCTAATAAACAAGATAAGTTGCTCTTTGATTGCATTTGGATTGACCTTGACCTTCTTCTTCTTCTCGATGTATTCCACCATTTTTCTAGTGATTTGTCCTAGAATATATTCCACATGTTTGCCACCTTTAGAAGTATGAATGCCGTTGACAAAGGATATCTGGACAAATTCCGAGGAAGGTGATATTCCAGCTGCATATTCCCAGCGTTCATTGCCTAGTTCATAGACACGAGGCTTCTCCGCCTTGTCGCCAATATATAAACTAATATATTGCTCAAAATTCTTGATGGGAATAAGCTGTGAATTGTATTTGACCTTTAGTGTTTTATCAGTAATAGCAGAAATATCATATACACGCTTTTTAAGGAGTGCAACTAAGTCGGGGCTTAAACCGCTTGTTTGGTCACTCGAAGAGCATAGACCTAGTCTCTGATAATCTGGTCTGAATGTAACTTTGGTATATGGTTTCGTCTTCGAAGCTTTTGTAATTTTAGGCGCACAAATGATATCCAAATTGTCTTTGAATTCTTGAGTATATTTCAAGCCACGAATGTGATCCACCGTTTCTACTGAACCATATGTAGACCAAATTAAAACAAGCTTGAATCCAAATCCATTCTTGCCGCCGACAATTTTCTTCTCTTCTTTGTTGTAATTGGTAGAAGTGCGCAGCCGACCAAAGATAAGCTCAGGAACCCAGACACCATCTTTTTGAGCGACATCGATTCCGTTACCATCATTAATCATGACAATGGTTCCGTCATCTTGAATTGTTACATCGATGTAGGTAACAGGTAGCGAGTTTTCTACACCGGCTTCCACTTTGGATGCCATGCGAACAACATGGTCTCTGCAATTAACGATGGCTTCGTCAAAGAGCTTGAAGAGACCGGGAACATAGCTAATATTTTTTTCTATAATTTTATCGGATTCTTCATTGACGATCCAGATGTGAGCATCGACAGTTTCAACCGATCCAATATAGGTATCAGGATTATCGAGAATATGCTGCTTATCTGTTTTTTCTTCCACATTAAAGAATAATTCATTATTGTTTGTATTTGTATCGGTATTCATGATAATAGATATAGTATGATATAAGATGTAATCATATGTTTAAATAGATTTCAATTTTATTTTATTTGATTTTATACAAGAAAAGAAAGAAAATTAGATGTGGTATATAAATATTAATATACATATTTATTAATGTCATCAAGTCAAAGTTTTATGCCGGGTGGTTTACCTGGAAATAAAAGATACTTAAAAAGACTAATAGATTATAATAGCAAGATTGCTTTTTTTAATTTAGAATCCAAAATTGTAGGAGGGAATCCGGATTATTTTTGTGAATGTTTTCATGATAAAGTAAATCGTATGAAGCAAGGATATAATGATCCAATGCAGACAAATTCGGAGCGCATTTCACAACTAGCAACGAATACTTTAGGAGGAAAAACAACCTTTGGTAATTTCAATATGCCTGCAAAAATAACCTATTTGGGTGGCATTGAGGGACAACCCGGTGGGATTCCTCGGCCACCTAGAAATAGATTTTAAAGGTTTATTTATTCTTTGTCGAATAATCTTTGTCGAATAATCTTTAGTCATATCCTTAGAAAGAGTTTTTTTCTAAATAATATATATAATGCACGTTCAAACAGTTGGAACCCGAGCTCAAGTATGGCATGGAACCGCCAAAAAGACATCAGGTGGATTAATGAAGTCCGATTTAATGCAAAACAAGGCTGGTCGCATCGTATCGCGAGCGAAGCACAATACCGCCAAGAAAGAAATGCGTTTAGTTAAGCACGGTTACGGAACAAAGAAGGGTAAATTTGGATTCGTAAAGATCGGTTCTCGTAAGAGATCTCAAAAGAAGAGAAAGATGCGAGGGGGCGCGCATATGCCTGAACATATGGCAATGCCCAAGATGGCAACTAATATGATGCATAAAATGGGTATGAAAGGGGGTGCCGGAATGGGTTCGTTAACACCTGCTGATATCAATTCTGATTACATGATTAAGGATGTTGTTGCTCAAGAATTTAGCCCTTTAGATCGTGCTTTGGTTGGTGGACGTGGTAGAAGCCGAGGCAGAAGTCGTGGTCGTGGTAGAAGCCGAGGCAGAAGTCGTGGTCGAAGCCAACAACAACGCGGTGGCTACTATGGTAATTCATTTTCCCCTGCGGATGCTATGGGTCAAGGTATTGATGGTCAAGGAATTACCAATTACAATGCGGCTGGATCTAACGGGGTTCAAGAGGCGGCTGGTATGGCTGGTGGCAAGAGACGCCGAAGAAAGCATAGATCAATGATGGGTGGAACTGGAAGCCGTGGATATGCGCCTGCTGATCTTGGATCTGTAGAAGTTCAAATGGCTGCTGGTCGCGGAAATTAAATCTTTTATATACAAATTAAAATAATATAATTAATTTTTAAAATAAATATATTATTTAGCTGAGAATCCAATCCGAACTAACAAATTTGTCAAATTTTATATATTCAGCCAAATTCTGTGAAAGAAATTTCTCAAAGAAATGCTTGCTAACAATAGGATGAAATGCATTTTCAACAGCATTTTTTGCAAGAATATAAGACTTGTAGTTTTGATATAATTCATCAAAAGATATTAGCGATACCTCTATCTGTTGTTCTTGCTTATAAAAGGCAAGCATCTCGTTAATATCATCATGTTTAGACCATAAATTGCAATGAATATTGGTAACATATTTATTATCAATGACCTCAACACTAGGATAAAAATAATGACAGATCATTTTTATAAGCTCCTTATCTGAAATATTAATAGGTGTTTTGTTAGTTAATTTATATAAGGAAGTTATCTCATCTATTTCATATTCTTCATCACTATCCGTTGTAATTATGATATGTTTTTCCCAAAAAGACAAGAAGCTACTAACACTAGGTAAAAATTTGCTTGTTACATTTGTAAACGTGATATCATTACTATTTTCAGTAAAGGTCAATTGTGCTTTTAATAATGTCTTTAAATTATTCGAATACATCATATTAGGCACATTTATACTTGATAAATAGAGCTTCCAAATATAGTGCATATTTTTCCATGGTAAATTATATATATTTGTTGCATTTGTTGCATTTGTTGAATTTGTTGAATTTGTTGAATTTGTTGCATTTGTTGCATTTGTTGAATTTGTAGACACTTGTTCAACACATTGACTTATAAATTGATCCACAATTTTGTTAGTTGTATTTAAAGAAAGGAACATTGTATATTCTTTAATAGGATCTTCTTTAGGCAAATTAATTAAAAACTGATCAGAGCTGATATATCGTTCCGAATAATGCGCTGCCACACTAAGTAAATCGATTCCTATTTTATTTAACACGTCTTTGATTAGATCAGTTGCAATAGAATTAAAGTTATCATTGGTTTTTATTAGACGATATCCTAACAAATTATGAGTCTCGTGGTATTTGGATATGAAATTGCTCATAATGGAATTACCTGTTGTAATGTATGCAATAGAATCGATGAAAGAGATGAGTTTTTTTATGTTTGAATTAATGAAAAACAAGTTGCATTCTGGACCTACATTTTTCTTTAGAATACAATCCCCGATAACAGTTAAGAAATATTTGGTTTCCGTCTTGGTCTCAAAAATGGTATTTAAAAACCCTAGCACATTTTGAATTGTATATGTTTCTGGCACCGATTTAAAAAGAGACCTGTCTTTGATTTGTTTGAGAATATTCTGCTTTGTCTTATGTTTCCATGCAATTAATTTTCCTTCATCCGTAATGGTTGAAAGCAAGTGATGATGAATGTCATCTTCTTTAACAATCTTGTATGTTTTGCCATCATATTCATAAAAAATGTTGTTATATGGCATGTAAAAATATTGATGTTTACTTAGGAATACTTTGTAAAAATTATCTTGCTCTAATGTAAGCTCATTAATTCTTGAAACACGCTCTAAATATCGTTTATTTTCAGATTCTAGCGTAGCAGGCAAATTTGTTAGATGCATTTGCAACCTTTGTAAAATATATGGATTGTCTTTGTATTTTTCGAAAAGATCTGAAATATTAAGATGTTCTGTGTTGTTTATATCTTGCATATATTTTATACTAGTTGAAGTCGTTTTAATACAGTTTATAATATTATTTATATAAATTTAAATAATATAACCACTTAAAGATATTATTAAAATAATAGATATTATGCTAGAAATACAATCTATTTGTAAAGATTGTCGAATTTGTAAAAATCCTGAACTAATTGATGTTATAAATCTAGGTGATCAAGTAATTACTTCTAGATTTCCATTATATGGAGATTATACAACTCCAACAACACCTATTGTTTTATCATTATGTAGTAATTGTAGTCTTGTTCAATTAAAATATTCTACTAATGCATCTGAATTATATGAACATGAATATGGATATAGGTCAGGTATTAGCAACACAATGAGGGATCATTTAAAAGCATATCAAGAAGAAATATTGTCTAAAATTTATTTAGAACCTGGAGATGCTGTTATTGATATTGGAAGCAATGATTCAACCATGTTACAATATTATGATAAATCTTTAAAAAGAATCGGTGTAGATCCTACTGGAAAACAATTTAAACAATATTACGGTGATGTAGAATTAATACCAACCTATTTTACATACAATAATTTTAAAAATGTATACAGTAATATAAAACCAAAAGTAGTATCGTCCATTTCGATGTTTTACGATTTACCTGATCCAGTTCAATTTGCCAAAGACATTTATAATATATTAGATGATGATGGTATTTGGACTTGTGAACAAAGTTATATTATTACTATGTTACGAAGAAACAGTGTTGATACTATTTGCCATGAACACTTAGAATATTATTCATTAACAGCGGTTAAACTCATAGCAGATTTATCTAATTTCAAAATTATTGATATTAAATTTAATGAATGCAATGGGGGAAGTTTTAGAATTTATTTTGCTAAGAAACCTTCAAATGCTTTTGTAGAAAGTAGCGAATTAATTTCTAAAATATTAGAAGATGAATCCAACTATGGAATTAAAAATCCGCAATTATATAAAGATTTTATTAATAATTGCGATAAAGAAGTTTTAAAATTAAATAAATTTATCGATACTGTAAATTTAAGTGATCAAAAAATGTATATTTATGGTGCTTCGACAAAAGGAAACTGTTTATTACAATATGCAGCTATTGGTGAAAACAAAATAAAATATGCGGTTGAAAGAAATCTAAGTAAGATTGGAAAAATGACATCAACAGGAGTTGGAATTATTAGTGAAGAAACAATGAGATCAAATCCTCCAGAGTATTTATTAGTTTTACCATGGCATTTTAGAGATGAAATCATTAAAAGAGAGGATGATTATTTAGAGAAAGGAGGTCAGCTTGTGTTTCCATTTCCTAATTTTGAGATTTATAGTAAGAGACAAAAAGTGTTAGTTACTGGTTGCAATGGCATGATAGCTAAATATGTTTTAGATGAATATAAAGAAGGACATAATTTATTTGGATTTGCTCATGAAAATAAGACAAACAATTTAAATAACAAACTAACAAGGTTTTATTTTGATATTAGAAATGTAGATGAACTAGAAATTAATTTAAATATAATTAAGCCAGATATTATAGTTCATTTGGCAGGCGTATCGAGCTCAATAGAATCATTTAAAAATCCTATAAGCACATTAGAATTAAATGGACTAACAGTTGCACATATTTGTGAAATTATTCATAAAAATCAATGGCCTACCAAGTTATTTAATGCTTCAAGTAGTGAAATATATAAAGGACATATTACATATGATGTAAAAGAAGATGATCACAATATGTTTCATTGCCATCCTTATTCGATTGCAAAAATAATGGGACATTCTATGATTGAGTTTTATAGAGATACATATAATTTACCTTTTTCAAATGGGACACTATTTACAGTTGAATCAAAGCATAAAATTGGTAATTTTTTATTGAGAAAAATAGCCGATCATTCTAAAATTTGGAAGCAATCTTTTGAACCGATTACTTTGGGCTCATTGGAATCATATAGAACTATTTTACACGCATCAGATGCTGCCAAAGCGATAAAGCTTATTTTGGAACAACCAGTTGGAGACACTTATGTTGTTTGTGGAAACGAAAGAATTCAAGTATTGGATTTAGTTTTAAGGTTGTATGCTAATTGTGGCATAAATATAGTTGTAAAAGATAATGTTTTATATTCAGTTTCTGATAATAAAATTGTGGCGATAATTGAAAATGTAAATAAAGGTATAGATACAGTTCCAGTTGATATTAGAGGAACTGCATTGAAATTGCATGATCTAGGATGGTCGGCTAAATTTTATGTTGATGATATATTAAGCGAGATAATTCGTTAAAAAATATAATGTTATAAAATAAATTTATATTGTAAATTTATTTTATATTGTTAGTAATTAATTATAATTTTATTCAATTAATCCCCATTTTTCAATAGCAATTTTATATTCTGGACAATCAAAATTTTGATCAATAGCAGATCTCATTGCTTGAGCTCCTGCCTTTGAACCATTTGGATGTCCATGAATATTTCCTCCACAGTTTGCTAAAAAATCAATTCCAAATCTTTTTCTTACGGCATTAACAATACCAGGATGCATTCCACAACTTAAAGCTGGCATAACATTATGTTTATGAAGAATATCTAAAATTTCAGCAAGTTCAGCTTCATCAGTTGACATATAACCTCCCCACATACCACAGTGAATAAAATCTACACCCATCATTCCTGCTAATAGACAAATAACTTTAAAATCTATCGAAAAACGATGACTCTTGTCAGTTAATATTTTATCACCAGATTTTTGAAAATGAACAAAAATTGGTAAATCTAATTCTCTTACTGCTTTATAAACTCCTAAACCATTCCAAAAATTAATATGAACGCCATTTCCTCCTAAAGCATGAACTTGCTTAACTCTATCAATTACATAAGGAAAATCTGCATTTATACAAACACAATATACAACATTTCTCCCAGATCTCTTAATTGCATCCATTACAAGAGGAACTCTTATTGAAATTGGACAAAAATCAGGATTTGATAAAATTTCGTCTTCTTTAATAAAATTTACACCACCTTCAACTAACTCTTCAACCATTTTTACAAGAATATCTGGTGTTATACCTGTTTTTGGTTTAATAATTCCTCCTAATAGAGGCTTATCTTTTACACCAACATAATCTCTAATTTGTGAAATACCAAACTTCGGACCTTTAAAATATTCTACTACATTAGAAGGAAACTTAAGATCAATCAAACGACAATAATTAATATTATCAATATCCAATTGACCTCCCATTACTTGAACCATTAACTGGGTAATACCATCTTCCTTCCAATTTGTATTTACAATTGGAAAAGCAATATCAATAATTCCTCTCTTAACTAATTTTAATTCTTCTTCATTACCAATTACTTTACATGAATATTTTTCAAAAAGTTCATCAGTTTCCCATTTATTTCTAATATTTGGATTACCAACACTTTGACCAATTGCTAATTCCCATCCAGCATCTCTTAATGAATGTTTACCTTCTAAATCATATGTGGCTATGAAGTATTCATCAACATTTATACTTGATCTTTCTAGAAAAATCATACTATACTATAATATAATTCGTTGTCTTTATATTTAAATAAAGTTTAATTATATATAAAATGAGTAATAGAAAAATAGATTTAAATGTAATTATACCAATGGCAGGATTAGGATCAAGATTTACAAGTTATGGATTTAGTGAAAATAAATATTTATTACCAATTAATGATAATTTAAATAAAATGATTGAAAAAGCAATTCTTACATTAAAAATTAATATACAAAATACTCACTTTATTTTTATTATACGAGAAGAAAATGAAATAGATTATCATTTGAGAAGTTATTTAAATTTAATTTGTAAAAATAATAATTATAGTTGTGACATATTGAATGTAAATAAATTAACAGAAGGTCCTGCTAGTTCAGTATATATTGCCAAAAATATTATAAATAATGACATCCCTCTTATAGTTTCTAATTCTGATCAAATATTAGATTGGGATTTTGATAAATTTTACAGTGAATGTAATAAATATGATGGATGTGTATTAACATATAAACCAAATTATAATTTAATTTTAGGAGAAAAAGATAAACATAGTTTTGTAAGATTTGAAAATTCCAAACCTGTAGAATTTGTTGAAAAAAAAGTTATTAGCGAGGAAGCATTAGTTGGTGTTCATTATTATAAAAAAGGAAAATATTTTATTGATGCATATGAATATTTATTTAAAAATAATATTAGAGCTCCTAATAATGAATTTTATTTATCATACACATATCAAGCATTATTAGATTTGGGTAATTTTTCAATAGGCACTTCCATGTTAAATGATAAAATAGAGCATTTTTATCCAGTAGGTGAACCTGAAGATTATTTTAATTATTATAATAGTTATTCCAAGATTATAATCCATAAACTATTTGATTTTGAATTAATAAATAATAAAATAGATAAAGATTTGTTTAAAATAGATTATATTAAAAAAGAAGATATACTAAATACAAATAATGAATTAATAATTAAATTAAATAATGACAACGATTTAAATTCTATTTTTCTAACAGGAGAAAATAATGTCTTTAATTTTAATGAAGATACTTATATATTACGAGTTTTTAATATTAATAAATTATTGAATTGCATAAATATTAGTGATTATTTAAGAGGTTGGATAATTGGTAATTTCGAACCATCGATTAAAAAAGAAACAAGATTTGAAATAGGAGTGCTAACTCATTTAAAAATGGAAAAATGGCCTTTTCATTATCATAAAGAATCAATTGAAATAAATATTTTAATAAAAGGTAAAATGATCATAAATAACATTAAAATTAATAAAGGAGATATATTTATTTTTAATAAGAAAGTAATTGCATGTCCATTATTTTTAGAAGATTGTAAAATAATATGTATAAAAATTCCTTCAGTCCCAGGAGATAAATATATTATATAATTATTATATTTTTAATAAATATAATAATTTATTTGCGAACAGCTACTCCAATTCCCCAATCAACTACATCAGATAAATACTTATAAACATCATATTGATTTGTATCAATACTATTAAGTAAAAAATAGGGACCTGGATGAGAATTAGTATCATGCATTACCACAACTCCATTTGAAGATAATAATTTCGTATAATTTTCCCATTCCCAATATACTTGATTTATAGAATGGTAACCATCAATCATTAAAATGTCTATCTCTTCTACTTCTAATTCTTTTAATTTTAAATATATGAAATCTGTATTTTGAGATGGAGAACAGACAGTAAAGATATTTTTATTAGTATCATCCAAACTTGATTTGTCTTCAATATCTATTCCAACATAAATATCTTGATCTCTTTTATTCTCTAAAAATACACTAGTCGATGATACTACATATCCATTTCTATTAACACCTATTTCAACAATAGATAGTTTGTCTTTTTTTTTCATTTGGTTTAATAAATGTATTTTTAAAATGTCTTGGTTATCAACAGAAAATTCTCGATTGTATGGGCGCCCTCCTGAAGCTTGAATTTGATACCATGCAAAATCTGTGTCATCATCATTAAAGCAAGTATACTTTTTAGTTAATCCATTAGTATTTATATATTGCACTTGATAATTTACTACATTTTCTACAATTGTATGATTTGTAAAATTATATAATCCATATATATCCGTTTTAAAGTTAGGATCTGTTTTTACAATATTCATTTAATTAATATATATACATAAATTAATATATTTAAACGTAAACATATATTTATACATTTATTATCTCTATACATTTTAAAATATAATCTGAGCAAACTCCAAAACAATTTCTTGATATTTCAAAATTATTCCATTCGGGCATTAAAATAATACTTTTATTTGTTGATACCATTTTTGGATAACACCATATAAAACCTTTTCTTGTTATTGTATAATTATCTTCCTGATGCCAAAATATATTAAGATCTTCAAAATTCAATAATATATCTAAAGCTTCTATGTTTTTACAATGAATCCATAAATATTTACTATTATCTATTAAAAAATTAATATCTATTTCATAATCAGGATTGTCATGACCTAGAAAAAATTTATTATTTATGTATCTTACATCAATTTCACAATCATAACCTAATTTTATTGTTTCTAAAATATAACTAGGTTGATTTTCTTTATTATTAGGGCCATTTATATTACCTCTGTGTGCAATATATTTCATATAAATATATTATACAATATACAATATATTTAATTAAATAAAATAATATATATATAATATGAAAAAAATAGCTATAATGTTTGTTGGTCAAATGCGAACAAATAATTTAGGTGAAAATGCTCAAGATAATATTATTTTAGATTCTATCAATAAATATCTACTAAATGATGCTTTTAAAAATACATATAATTATGATGTATTTATTTCAACAGATGAAATAGATATTGAAAAAACTAAATTATATTTTGGAGACCATTTAAAAAATATAAATATAACTGAGAATAATTGGTATTATAATGATTTAACAGTAAATGTTCAAAGCTATGATTATTTTTATAATAAATATTTGAATAGAATTAAAAATTTACCTTATACATCGTATTTAAATTCTTTTTATCAAAATTATCGAATATACTGTAGCTACAAGATGATAATTGACAATGAAGAAAAAACTAATACAAATTATGATTACTATATTAAAATTCGTCTTGATAGCAGAATTATGCAAGATATTTCATTGTTAATGTTATTAATTGAGAAAGAAAAAAAAATATGTATGGAACATGATCATTTGATTATTGTTAATAATGAATATAAAGAAATATTTAATTTCATAGATTTTATTGGTTCATTTAATGATAAAATAAATAATTCTGATAATTTATTAAATTATTTCTTTTATGATACTTTTAACGATACGTATCCAAATCATATGACATTAAATGATAATGAGTTTTTTTTTTGTCCCGAAAGACAAATAATTGAATACATTAGACATTTAGCAAAAAATAAAAATAATATAATCAAAGATATATTTACAGGAATAACATATCCTAGTTTTCAATTAATTTATAGGGGAAATAATCAATATGGATATTCAAATTATACAGATGATAGTATTTTTATTCCAATTCATAGTATAGAATACATTAAAAATAATTGTTAATTTCTTAAATATAAGTAATTATACATAATTATTTTTTAAGATTAATATTAAATTTTAATTATTGTATTTAACAAGATATTTTTAATTTCCTCATGTGTTAAACTAACATCTGATTTTATTTTATTAATAATATCAGGACTAACTAAATCTTTATGCACATACCAATCTTCAAATTTACAATATTTACCTTCCCAAAAAACAGATACATCTGGAAAAACCAATATATATCCTCTTTCTTTAAATATTTGTCTTGAAATATTTTGTGTATTAAAATAATTACCGGTATATATATCATGTTCAAATGTAACAGTTGCAAATTTATATTTATCAAATACAGTATTATTTAATAATTCTAATGTATTTAATGTCGAACGATTATTAACATCTAAATCAATTTGTAAATAATCTATTTCTATCGGAAAATTATTTTTATCTAATATTTCTCTGTAACGAACCTTTTGCGCATCATTTAATACATATATTGAATTTTTTCTGTGAAGTTTATATGATTGTTCAAAACTCTTATCATATTCAACCATTATTCCTTTATAATTATGTTCACTTTCTAATACATAACTATTATTGTGAGTAATTGGATCATTTGAACCAATTTCCAAAAAGGTGCCATCTTTTTTATTATTTGTTAGTGCCCTTACAAATATATCTTGAGATGCTTGACTATATGTTTTCATTTTATTTATAATATTAAATAATATAAATATATTAAAGAATAAACTAATATATTTAATATATTATAATAATATTAATGATCGTTTTATTTTTAAATCATAAAATACAATCTTGCGGAGTTTATCAATATGGATTACGTCTATTTAATATTTTGAAAAAATCATATACTTATACATATGTATATAAAGAAATAGATAATTATACTGAATACATTGATATTATTCATAAAATTAAACCAAAAATGATATTATATAATTATCACGGTTCTACAATGTCTTGGTTAAATAACAATAATATTTTTAAAAATACAAAAAATATAGGAATACCACATGAATCAAATGGTCATATGTTTGACCTTATATTAAGTATAGATCCAAATGAATTAGAAACTAATAATTTTTTTAATATTCCTAGACCAATTTATGAAAATGTAGATAAGCTACTTGATAATTATAAAATAACTAACAAAAAAATAGAAGAATTTATAAATTATACTGAAGGAGAAAATGTTCCTATTTTTGGATCATTTGGATTTGGATTTACTAATAAAGGGTTTGATAAAATTATACAAATAGTAAATGATAATTATGATGCAGCAATAATAAAATTAGTAATTACATTCGCTCATTTTGATCCTAATAGAGATGCTAATATTAATCATGTTTTACAAACATGTAATTCAATTATTAGAAAACCTAATATTAAATTAATGATATTAAATGATTTTTTTACTAATGAAGAAGTATTATTATTTTTAAAATCTAATACGTGTAATATATTTTTATATGATACAATGAATGGAAGAGGAACTTCTAGTGTTATTGATTATGCTATATCGGTTAATAAACCATTTGTTATTTCTGATAGTTTTATGTTTCGTCATATTTATTCTGATGATATATGTGTATATAAAACAAATATAAGAGATGCAATTGAAAATTCAAAAAAAATGTTACCAAATTTACTTAAAAAATATAGTAATAAAATTTTAATTGATAAAATAGATAATATAATTAATAATTTAAATAATAATAATAAAATTTTTGACTATAATGTATCAGCTTATTATCATTCACATAATTATACAGAATCTGCCAATTTTACTGATAAGCTAGTTATATTATTTAATAATCATAAAAATAACAATGTAGATACATTTAAAGTTTCAAATGATATTTTTTCAGATACATGCCCATATATACTTAAAACACTTTTTATTAATATAGACATTAACAATGAAAATTTTGAAATAAAATTTAAGGAGCATGGAGAAGTATCATGGAATGATATATTAAACAAAATTAATAATCATTTAGATACAATAAATAAAAATACAATAAATGAAAAATTATTAATTGAAGTTTCTATTGGTGAAATTATTGATAAATATAGCATATTAGAACTAAAACACAAATATATTTCTGATCTAAATAAACTGCAAGATATTGAAAATGAAATGAAGACCTTAGAAAAATATGTAGGTGATATTAAAACAACTCACTTTTATAGAATGCTACTTTACATAAACGAACAAATTTGGTTAGATACTGATATTATTAAAGGAATAAATATAAATAATAAAGATCCTGAAATTATTTGTAAATTAACTGAAATTTATAATAGAATTTTTGATAATAATCAACGAAGATTTAGACTGAAAAATCATTTTAATTCTGTTAAAAAATCTTATATTAAAGAACATAAAAGTTATGCAGAAAATAGTTGTTTTATTAATATTTTAGAAGAAATAGATATATACTCTAAAATTCCTGAAATAAATTATTTATGCATATCTCATGATATTGTATATTTTAATCATGCTTACAAAAATATAATTGATAAATTATTTGTTAATACAAATATAAAATTTATAGAAGATTGTAATATAGATTCATCATCGAACATTTATGATTTAAAATCATTTACACTTAATACTGATATTAAAGATTTTTTTGAATTTAATACTATAAAATACAAATCACCTGGGAGATTAGGAGATTTTTTAAATCAATTGTCTGTGATTTGTGAAAATTATTATAAAACTGGAAGAAAAGGAGAACTATATATATACAATTTTGAATTTGTTTTTAGTATTGAACATACATATTCAGATACATATAATTCAATTATATCTTTAAATTTCATCAAAAATTATAAAATGTATGATGGTGAAACAATCGATATAGATTTATCAATGTGGAGAAATAATATTTATGCATCTAATAAAGAAACTTGGTTTCATATATATAACAAAGTGTATAATGTAAGTTGGGGAAAACATCAGTGGCTAACTAGTCAAATAGATCCTACTTGGAATGATAAAATAATTATAAATATAACACCTTATCGATTTATGTCACAAAATTGTATAGTTAAATTAATTGATGCAATAAAGGATAAAATCAATGATTGTATATTTATTTCTAATGAAAAAGAATATTATGATTATTTTTCTAAAAATACTGGTTTAAATATAGAATATTATAAACCTAAAAATTTTGAAGAAATTGTAATTATTGTAAATTCATGTAAAATAGGATATTTTGGATTATCTTCTATGGCAGTTGTAGCAAATGCTTTACATAAAAATCATTATCTTATGTATACAACAAAAGATTGTTGCGATTATGATTACAATAATATGAAAGATATAATTCCACATGTTTTAGATATTTTAGTTTAATTGTTTATAATATAAATAATATAAAATAAATTCAAATAAAATAAAAAATAATTTTATTTAAATTAGTATTTAAAGGTTTGCGTTTAAAATGAATATAATGTCGCAATTTAATAAAAATTCTGTATCAAATGAAGGAAATGTTTTAACCATAAAAACAGTTCAAATTGCACCATTTCGCACTTTGATGACCGCTCTAAAGGATATTCTTTTAGAAACAAATATTTCATTTCAACCCGATGGCATTCGTATTATCAATATGGATAAGTCTCACACCATTTTAGCTCATTTGTATTTGGCGGCTCAGAATTTTGAGTCTTATGAATGCAAGCAAGAAAAGATCATTATCGGTGTTAATATGTTTCATCTATTCAAATTAATCAATTCAATTGATAATGATGATACTTTAACTATTTACATCGAGAATGCCGACTATTTTGATGGCATTGTCTCTTACTTGGCTTTAAAATTTGAAAATGGTGATATTAAGCAATGTAAGACTCAGAAGCTGAAGCTGATCGAGCCTGAGCCTGAGGAATTGGAATATCCCGACGTCAAGTTTAGCTCTATTATTAATCTGCCTTCTGCGGATTTTCAGAAGATTATTCGCGACCTTTCATGCATTTCCGACAAATTGGAAATCAAGTCGGTTGGCAATGAGCTCATTTTTAAGTGCAAGGGGCAATTTGCGGAAGCGGAAATTCATCGAGCAGAATCCGATGGATCTATGGGATTTATTTTAAAGCAAGATTCATCTAAAATTATTCAGGGAGAATTTTCTCTTAAAAATCTTGGATATTTTATCAAATGCACGAATTTATGCTCTCAAATTGAAATCTACTTGGAGAACGATTTGCCTTTGGTTGTCAAGTATGATGTGGCAAGTTTGGGATCAATTAGACTCTGTTTAAGTTCTTTGCCCTAAATATATTTTTAAACCATATATGGTGACCCTTTTATATTTTTACAATTCATATGCAATATTAAATAGAAGCTATCTAGTTTATTTATATTTATCACACTAGTAATACTAATTTTGCACAAGATTTAACTCTTCAATTGGGTTTATTTTAAAAATAAATCATAATTTTAAAATATACCATATTTTATATAATGTCTTTCAAAAGCTACAATAATTATTTAGGATCTCAACGTTGTTGTAATACATCTAGTTCAACAAAAGGTCCACAGGGAGCACAAGGCTCTGCGGGTCAAATTGGACCTATGGGTGCCATGGGATCGCAAGGCTTTACAGGACCTCCGGGGCCTCCGGGGCCTGGATCTTCAGGAGGAACAGGATCGGGCGCTACAGGAGCCACAGGAGCAACAGGAGTCACAGGAGCAACAGGAGTCACAGGAGTCACAGGAGTCACAGGAGCAACAGGAGCAACAGGAGTCACAGGTGCAACAGGAGCCACAGGAGCAACAGGAGTCACAGGAGCAACAGGTGCAACAGGAGTCACAGGTCAAACAGGAGCTACAGGAGCAACAGGAGTCACAGGTGCAACAGGAGCTACAGGAGCTACAGGAGCTACAGGCGTCACAGGTCAAACAGGACCAACAGGACCAACAGGAGCAACAGGAGTCACAGGTGCAACAGGAGCTCAAGGAGCCACTGGAGCAGGAGTAAATATAGGATCTACCGGTTACGGAAATATGGTTGTTTATAGTAATACTGGATCTACTTTTTACTATTCTAATTTATTATTTACAGATCCAAATGTAAATGGTTTTACAGGTCCAGTAGGAACAACAGGGCCAATTATTTGGACGAATGGTCATATACTACCAACTGCAAATAATGTATATCACTTAGGTGCAACAGGAGCTTGCTTCAGTGATATGTTCATGAGCGGTGGCACAATTTACATGATTAATGATGCTGCTGGTATAACAGGTGTATACCAAGATGGAAATATTAGTTTAAATAATGATGGTCTTGTTTATACAGCTAAAGGATTTGCGACTCCATTTGCTGCAATTTTTAATAATGGAGAATATGGGCCTGCAGGACCAGGAGGTCAAACAGGAAATCTTGGATGGAAAATAGGATCAACTGGAAGCATTTATAATAATAATTTAGATTTAACGGCTCAAGGATTTTTTACATCTGTAAAAAATAATGGATTAACAGGCGCTATAGGAACAAGTAACTCACTAATAAGACCTTTAAATATTGGGAGTTATGGACCTACAGGATCTACATTAAATAATAATATAAAAAATATATATTTTAATGGGACACAATTTAATATAAATGCGATAACAGGTGCTACAGGATTAACAGGATCTACAGGTATAACAGGATCTACAGGATACATAGAACCATATTCTGCTGTATTGTCTTTATTATCGGCAGCAACAGGTGCAACAGGAGCCACAGGAGCAACAGGAGCCACAGGTGCAACAGGAGCCACAGGAGCAACAGGTGCCACAGGAGCCACAGGATCAACAGGATCAACAGGATCTCAAGGATCAACAGGATCAACAGGAAGAACAGGAGCAACAGGAGCAACAGGATTCCAAGGAGCACAAGGAGCACAAGGAGCACAAGGTGAAACAGGGCCACAGGGTGCAACAGGAGCACAGGGTGCAACAGGACCTTCATTTACAACTAATAGCATTAACCAAGAAGTTTTTAGTAAAACTGTAAAACTTGACAGTGTTTATTATGCAAATCAAACTTCTATTAAAACTAGTAATGTTGTTGCTGAATTAGATAATTTTACCGATAATCAAGAAATATATACATTTGGTCCTACTATTCAGAATCGATGGGTGTCTGTTGGCAATAAACCATCTATCGCATATTCTTCTGATGGATTAAATTGGTTTACAGCAAACGATACATTATTTTTTAAGAATGCTTTTGGAGTAGAGTGGAATGGAATAATATGGGTAGCAGTTGGTAATAGTGATAATTATAATTATAATTCAATCTGTTATTCATATGATGGAATTATTTGGAATCCTTCACAAAACCCTGGTGCTTTTAATGTTGGTTATTGTGTAGCATGGAATAATATTATGTGGATAGCGGGAGGTGAAGTCGGAGGTTCTAATATGTGGTATTCATATGATGGAATGAATTGGGATAAAAATAATTCTAATGATATTGATACTGTTTATGATATCGCGTGGAATGGTAATATGTGGGTTGCAGTAGGAAAAGTAGGTTCTTCAACTTCTATTGTATATTCATATGATGGTTTGCCGGGAACGTGGTTAGTTGCAACAAATGCGTTTGATGTAGGATATGGAGTAGCATGGAATGGTTATATGTGGATTGCGGTTGGGACAGCTAGTCCATCAGGGTTTACAATTTTTTATTCATATGATGGAATAATTTGGACAGGTGTAACAAACCCATTTTCTACTACCGGATTAGATATAAAATGGAATGGAATAATGTGGGTTGCCACAGGCGATGTTTCACCAATTGTATATTCATATGATGGATTTACATGGAATAATTGTATTATTAGTGGAACAGCAGGGTTGTATAATTCTCTTTGCTGGAATGGAACAAGATGGGTTGCAATTGATTCCACAAATTCAAATGTATTAGTATACTCGAATAATGGCATAAATTGGATTTCTATTCCAAATTTAGGGCAAAATTTGGGATTAGGGATTGCCTACAACAGAAAAAGACAGGATACGATAACTTTTCCTAAAAATAGACTAGTAGCAGTTGGGATAAATTATACATTATATTCGGATGATGGGAAAAATTGGCAAGCTCTTGGTATTTATATACCATTTAAAGAAGGACATAGTATTGATTGGAATGGCGAAATATGGGTAGCAGTTGGATCAGATGACCCGACTTCTTTACTTACAGACACTTCTACTGCATATTCATATAACGGAACTGATTGGATAAACGCGACAAATATATTCAATATAGGTAGAGGTGTAAAATGGAACGGAATGATGTGGGTTGCTGTTGGTAGACCAAATGTAATATTTAAGACACCTATAGCATATTCCTATGACGGAATTTGCTGGAAACCAGCATATAATCCAAGAGGTGTTGAAGGCTTTGCGCTTGATTGGAATGGCGAAATATGGGTCGCTGGTGTAGATAGTTCGAATACTTTAATTTATTCATATGATGGTGATACTTGGGTTGGTGCTAAGACTCCTTCCATTTTTGAGTGTTATACTGTAGTCTGGAATGGAACTATATGGGTTGCGGCTGGAAATACTTCAACTCCTGTCTATTCATATGATGGAATAAATTGGTATAATTCGCCTTCAACTACTCCATTTGGTAAGATTTTTTCAGCCGCATGGAATGGTTCTATGTGGCTAATTGGAGGTGATTCAACACCTTTTATTGCGTATTCATATGATGGAATAATCTGGGATACTGTCTTCGTTGTTATAGGAGTTCTGGGAAAGCCGATTAATGGAATTACATGGGATGGTAACAAATGGATTGCAGTTGCAAACGCAGGACAAATATGTTATTCATATGATGGATTTGAATGGACAGCAGCAATTGTTCCAACCGGAGATGATATATATGGCGTCGCTTGGAATAAAAATTTAGGATCAACCTATATTCAACAACCTGTTATTTCTTTAGGAATTGGACATGCTAATTCAATAGCATATTCATTAGATGGAATCAAATATACTGGATTAGGAAATGATCAAAATAGTTTACTTAGAGGAAGCTATGCAGCAGGATGGAATGGATCAATGTGGGTTGCTACAGGAGAAGGAGGAGAGATTACTATAATATATTCATACGACGGCATTGAATGGATTCCAGTTATTGGATCAAATAATTATATAAAACCCGGATTTGCTGTTGTATGGACAGGTATTAACTGGGTTGTAACAGGAACACCAAACCCTATTAATGTATATTATTCTCCTGATGGAATTAATTGGTTTCATTCAGAAATTCCTAATCCTAGTTTTATTTATCATGGTTTAGCAACTGATGTTAAAACAATAGTAGGTGGGACGCAATCGACAACAGTTGCAGTTGGTGATTCAGATATTATTTATTCTCAAAATGACGGATTATCTTGGGCTACAGCTTATAATCTCCCTGGAATATCCTTGCTTTGTGTTGCTTGGAATGGGACAACTTGGCTGACAGGTGGTAATAATCCTGTTTTGTATTCGTCTTTTGATGGTATTGATTGGTCTTCAGGTTCTGTAACAGTTACAGCTGTAAACATACGCAGCATAGCATGGAACGGAGAAAAATGGGTTGTTGTAGGTGATTATAATAGTGCGATTCAAATTTATTATACAATTGCATTAGATGGTTTAAGTGGTTGGTTCCTAGCAAATGTAATTATATCGGGATCTCCACCTGTTGATTTGTATTCTGTAATTTGGAATGGAAAAAGATGGATTGCAGGAGGTAGAAATAATAACACAGGATTGTCTTGTATACTCACATCACATGACGGAGAAATATGGTATGAAAGTCCACCTGTAACAACACCATTAAATCCATACAGTAATCCAATAGATAGTATAGTGATTGGATCAGCTAGCAATTCTCGTATAGGAGGGGTTATAGTCGATAGTCAAATTGCTTTAAATAATAATAATAGTGTAAATTTAACAACAAAATTAGATTTATATTCAGATGATTATTATAATAATGGCTACAATAATATGACAGTATCTATCAAAAGCTCTGATTTATTATAAAATAATATAAAATATATAATATAATATATTATATTATGCGAACAATACCAACACCAACGCCAACGCCAACACATTTAGACTTTTTAAACACATTGAAGACCAATTCATTAACAAATAAAAATATAGCTATTGGATTAAATGCGGGACAAAATAATTCAGGAATAAATAATACTTATTTAGGACCTAGTACTTCTGGAAATCCAGGTGTAACCGCATCTAATAATTCTACTGCAATTGGATATAAAGCACAAATAACAAAATCAAATCAAATTGTTCTTGGCGGTCCAACAACTAGTGAAATATATATTCCATATGGATCGTTAAAATTTCCTGATGGCACAATTCAAACAACTGCTGGTTTATCATCAGGAACAATTACTAAAAGTTTAATTCCGGAAAATTTAACAACTGATATAGGCTCTCCCGACTTTCCAATACGGTCATTATATGTTACTTCAGATACTATACATTTAGGAAAAGCAAAAATTAGTTCAACTACTGATGGAAGTATTGTTTTTAAAAATGAAGCAAATAATACAATAAGTATTGGACCACAAGGTATAACTCAAGTTGGATCAGATGGTAAAGATCAACCAATTTCAATTAATACATTAGGTGCAACCGGAGCAACAGGAGCAACAGGAGCAACAGGTGCCACAGGTGCAACAGGAGAAACAGGAGCAACAGGAGCAACAGGAGCAACAGGTGCAACAGGAGAAACAGGAGCAACTGGTGCAACCGGAGCAACAGGAGCAACAGGATCAACCGGAGCAACAGGTGCAACAGGAGCAACAGGAAAAACTGGAGCAACTGGTGCAACCGGAGCAACAGGAGCAACAGGATCAACCGGAGCAACTGGAGCAACAGGAGAAACAGGTGCAACAGGTGCAACCGGAGAAACTGGAGCAACTGGTGCAACCGGAGCAACAGGAGCAACAGGATCAACAGGAGCAACAGGTGCAACA